CCCAGCGAGCCGACGGGCACTACGGGGGGTGGCGTCGCCGCCGGCAGCGGTATCGGCGGGCTCGGGGCGCCAGTGCCTGCGGTCGCGTGAGTGTGGTTGTCGAACGCGTACTGGAGCTTGTCGAGGGCCTGCTGCACCAGGTTCGCGAGCGCCACGAACTGCACGGCTTGCCCCGCGCGCGCGACGAGCGGGATGCACACGGCGTGTAACCCATGCCGCCGCAGGACCTCGGGCGGCTCGACGCTGCCGGTCGCAAACCACTTGGCGAAGCTCTCCTCGCAGAAGACGCAGAGGCACGAGTCGCCCGCGGCCCAGGCCCCAGGCCACACCACGGGCACGTCGGCGATCGGAGAGACTTCCTCGAACTCGCCATCCGCGCTCTCGAGGTGCACCGCGAGCGTCACCTCCGCCGTCTGCGTCGCCTCCGAGTAGGAACGGATCGTGCCGAGCATCGCGGTGTGCACGCCGAGCAGGCGCGCACTAATCGCCACGTCGAGCACCTGGCCCCAGGAGGCGTCGCGGCTGCTCATGAGCTCCTGCGCTTGCGAGGGGGCGCGGCGGCCTTGGCGGGTTCGGCAGCGGGCGCTGGTGGCCGAGACGGCGCTGCTGGTGGCTTGGACGGTGGCCTAGAGAGTGGCCGAGACGGCGGCGCCGCGGGCGCTGGCGGCGGAGTCGTGGCATCCACCCGGTGGAAACGGATCTCGTCGGGAGGGCTGTTCAGGCGCGAGAGCGTCTCGAGGCAGCGCCGCTTGAGCTCGCTCACGCCGCCTTCGCCGCGGGACACGCGGTGTCCCATCGCCTCCACGTGGCCATTCATTTCGCGAATCGGGATGATCACGAGTAGGGCCTCCCCGTCCATTGCACGATCCATTGGTCCGTCGAGTGAGTGTCCCCGACATGTACGGTCTTCAGGCAGACGAGATTGCCGGTGAAGGCCTGGCTCTCCACGCGGAAGGGCACGCCGGGGATGAGATCGGGCTGAAGCAGGCAGACACCGCTCACCTGCGTGCTGAGCTTGGCCGCGACCGTCTGGGTCGATCGAAACGGCACCACGTTGACGTCGGGCCGCAGCAGACTCTCCGGCACGCCGAGCGCCTTGGAGACGTCGCCGCGGCTCGGCACGATCTTCCAGACGCTGGTCTTGGCCGTCTTGGTCTCGAGTTCGACCTCGCCGATGAGGCCCGTGTCCGCGCGCAAGAGCGGCCCTTGGCGGTCGCCCACCGGTAGCCCCTCGAAGCGGAGCTGCAGCGCCGAGTCCTGAATGGACCAGCTGAGGCCACACGACCGCGTCACGTGCTCGAGTTCGTCGAAGACGGGGCCCGAGACCGTGAGCGAGCGCGTGAGGGTCTTGCTGTTGTTGGCGAGCCGCACGTCCGCGAAGTCTTTGAGATTGCCCGCGCCGACCCCGAGCGCCTTGCCGAGCTCGCGCACGACCGTCGCAATCGGGGTGCCGGCCGTGAAGGTCCGGTTGATGCGGGCCGTGCGGCATTGGGTCTCCCCATCGCCCGCGGAGATGCGGGTCACGAGATCGGGCCCCTCGCGCCGCGTGCGCGCCGAGCGCAAATCGCCATCGAAGAGGGTGCCGACGGCGCCCACGTACCCGGCTTCGAGCCGTACCCGCACGCTCGGCTCCTTGGCGAGGGCCGCCGCGTGGCTGCGCGTGAGGTTATAGACCTGGAGCTCGACGTTGTTGGGGTGCCGCTTGACGTCGCGCTCGACGGAGAACGCGATGCGCAGGGCATCGAGCCCGACCCCTGCGCGCGCGTCGACCTCGATGCCGCCCACGTTCAGGCGATAGGCGCGCTGGAACGCCGTCACGTGACCCCCAAGGCAGCCACCTCGTCGGCGCTGAGGTAGCAGAGCTTGACCCGCTCGCCGAGCTCCCCGAGCGTCGGCGACGCGATGTCGTCGGTTTCGCTGATGGCGATGAGCAGCCCGGGCGGCCCGCCCACGGCGCGACGATTCAGAGGGATGCCGACGTTGACGCTCTGCCCCGTGAGGAGCGGGGTGCCGTCCGCGGCTGCGAGCGTGAACGTCCAGAGCTCGCGGCGCAGGTTGTAGCGGAACGCGAAGATGTAGTCCGAGCCCTCGAGCTGCGTGCGCAGGTCGTACGCCTCGGTGCCGTCGGTGAGCGTCGGAAGGACGAGGCTCATGGGGGGGGCTCGCTCTGGCCCAAGCCGATACCGATATCGAGGGCCCACGACTTGGCCCTCTGGTGCTGGTCGGCGTTCGTCTCTTGCGCAGGCGCGGCAACTTGCTTCGGCGCCTTCGCCGCGGGCACCGGAGGAAGCTTGACGGTCTTCGTCTCGACCGTCGCTATCTGCTTGAGTTGCACCTCGAAGCTGGCGCGCCCCGCTTGCCCCGCGGCGTCCGTGCGCGCGACGCTCACGAGCACGAGGTCGATGTAGCTCGCGCCCTTGAACTGCACGATTACGGGCGTCGCGCTCACGAGGAGCGACAGGAGGTTCGCATGGAACTCGTTGACGCGCTCGACGGGCGCGCCGGCGGCGAGCACGTGGACGCTCAGCGACTTGCCGGCGAGCGGCTGACCCGTGTCGAGGCCGGTGAAGCTCAGATCCTTCGATCCTGGAGGCTGGCCCGTATCGAGGCCGGCGAAACTGATCTCCTTGTCGGCGCCGCCAAAGAGCAGCGATAGGGCTGCACCCGGGAGCGCGAAGAGCCCCGCCGGGCGGAACTCGCTCTGACGGACGGGCGCCCGGGTCGTGCGCTGGCCCTCGGGGCGCTGCCCGTACGCGGTCTTCACCGTTTGGCTGCCCAGGGGACGCTCCTCGTAGCCGAGCGTCTGCAGGACCCGCGCAAAGCCCGCGATGGCCTCGATGGGCGTTTGGGTCTGCACGAGCGTGAGGGAGAGCGTGCGCGGCTGCCGAATCATGTGATCGGCGATGAACGAGCCGTCTTCGATCGGGTACTGTGTGAGCTCGCTCGCGTCGGTCGTCGTCGCGCTCTGCACCATGTCGGCGACGAGCACGCCGCCATCGAACTGGATGAGGTCCCCGTCCGCCATCAGTACTGCACCCGGCTCGCGATGAGGGCGTTGCGGTCATCGTCGAGAGCCTTGCTGGCCGCGCCCGCCAGGGCTTGCGGCGTCGCGTTCGTGCCAGCAATGTTCACGGTGACGTTGCGGTCGCCATTGGCCTCGATGTGCACGGGCGCGGCAGAGCCTGGAGCGGGCGAGGTCGCAGCCGTCGCCGGCGCGGCCATCGTCTGCGGCTTGCCGAACCAGTTGTCACCGAGCCGCTCGGCTGCGCCCCCGATGCCGAGCGCGTCGCCACCTTCCTTCAGCGGACCATTGAACCCGCCCTTGCCGATGCCGATGGCGTGCAAGAGGTCGTTCAGCATCACCCGGATGCCTTCATCGATCTCGGTGAAGAGCGCTTTTACCTTCTCGCCCTGGCCGTTGCCGAGCATCCAGTTCCAGAGGTCTTTGAAGGCGTCGGCGAGGTCGTGCAGCGCCTTGAGCGTGCCCTCGCTCGTGCCCTTGCCAAAGACCGCATCGAGCAGCCGTCCCGTCTCGCTGTCGCCGCCGCGCAGGAACGTGATGAAGTCCTCGATGAGCAGTAGCGGGATCGCGAGGCGCGCGAACGCCAGGAGCGCCCTGCTGGCCGCGCCCGCCATGCCGAGCAGCACGGTCGTGGCGCCACCTCCGAGCCCGATCAAGAGTTCGAGCATGGGCAGCACCCTGAGCGCGACGACGGCGCCGAGCGCCGTGAGCGCGACGCTCACGAGGTCCGTCTGCTTCAGGAATTTACCGAACCAGTCGATGCCCTTCGTCACCCAGTCGGTGAGCTTCTCGAGCGCGGGAAGCAGGACCTTGAGCAGCGGCTCGGTGGCGGCCAGGAACCGGAGGCCGACGCCCTTCCAGGTGTCCGAGACTCGGTCGGCCTGCGTGATCGTCTCGTGGGAGATCACGTTCAGACCCATGAGCTCCTTGCGCTGCTCGGCGACGGCGGCCGCGCCGTTGGCAAAGAGGGGCTTCAACTCGAGCGCGCTCCGCCCGAGCAGGTCCTGCGCGAGGGCGTTGCGCTTGGTCTCGTCGCCCATCCCGGCGAGCGCGGCGGTCGTGTCGAAGAACAGATCGTTGGCGCTCTTGAAGTTGCCGGCGCCGTCCATGACCGAGACGCCGAGCGCCGTGAACGCGGCGGTCGTCTGCTTCGTGGGCTCGACGGCGGCGTTCGAGAGATTGCGGAACGCGGTACCGAGCGCCTCGACGCTCGTGTTGTTCTGCGCGGCCAGCACATTGAGCCGCTGGAACTCGTCCGTCGTGACGCCGAGTCGCTGCGCGCCCTCGCTGATGTCGCCGATCGAATCGACCAGGTGCCGGACGCCGGCGACGGTCGCGCCTGCCCCGAGCAGCGCGAGCTGCGTCTTGAACTCCGACAGGTGCTCGAGCAGGCTCTTGCCGCCCCCGCCACCCCCCGAGCGCCCGTTGAAGCCGTCGCGCACGGCTTGCAGCGCGCTGCCGAGCTTGCCGCGCAGGGTCCCCGCGTAGCGCGCCGCCTCGGCCTCGGCTTCTGCCATCGCGACGCGTCCGGCCACGAGTGTCTGGCGCGTGGGCGCGAACTGCGGCCCCGCCGTGAGCCCGGCGAGCCCAGCGAAGGCGTCGCCGCCCCGGCTGCTCTTCATCAGATCCTGCGCGCCGAGCGCGAGCAGGTTCTTCTGCGCCTTGGCTCCGATGCCAGCGAACGCATCGCCCACGGCCTTGGCCGCAGGCTTGGCCGCGGCCTGCAGCTCCTCGAGGCGCTTCTTCAGCGCCTCGACCTTGGCGTTGCCCTTGGCGAGTTCGCCCGCCTTGTCGACCTCGACGACGAACTCGGCGAGCAGCTGGCGCAGGGCCGTGTCGCTCATGGGTTACCTCCGCGCGCCTTCGCCTCTGCGCGCGCCTCGGCTTCGACGCGATCGAGCTCGTCGAGCAATTCGTGCGCGTGCACCACGTCGTCCAGGGTCCAGCCCCGGCGGATGTCGGTCAGCCCATCGCGAATGCGCGCATCGAGCACGACACGCCAGACTAGGCCGTTGGCGCCGTCGGGGATGCGGACTTGCCGACGACCTGCTCCAGGAAAGGAACGAGCGCGCCCCCGCCACCTAAAAAAACCGCGTACTCCGCGCGCACGGCATTTACGAGGAAGACGAGCAGCACGTCCAGCCGCCCGCCGAACACCTCGTCGGTGAACGGTTTGAGATCGACGAGGATGCCGTTGCCGCCGCGGTCGAACTTGGAGACGGGGGCGAACAGCTTGAGCAGAGCGCTGAGGCCGCTCGCGTTCTTGATGAGCGGGATGATGAGCTTCGCGAGCTGCGCCGGCGTGAGGCTCTTGAAGTCGAGTTCGTCCCCGAGGAAGAATTCCGCCGCCGCGGGCCCCAGCGTCTTGCCGAGCGTCTCGACGCCCAGGCACGCGTCCTCGGGCGAGAGCCGGCGCACTTCGAAGCGGCGGCCCTCGATGCTGAATTCGGAGGTCGGCGTGGAGGTCGGCGTCAATTGCCCCCGACGACCCAGTTGAGGGGACTGCTCATCACGAGCCGTACCGCCCAGGTGACGTCACCCGGAGCCGCGGCGAAGGTCTTCGCCGGCATGCCGAGGATCCAGGCCTTGTCGGTGGCGACGAGGCTCGAGCCGTTGCCGTCGCGGAAGAAGAACGGCACCACGCCGGCGCCGCCCGTCTGAGCCACGTCGGCGGCGTGAATCGCCGAGAGCTTCGCGTGCTCCTTGGAGTGCCCCTTGAGGATGATGTTGGCCGTGGCGCGCCGCTCGTTCGTCGCATAGCGGCAGACCGAGCCGTCGGCGCCGATATCGTCGGCGAATGCGGGGCCCTCGGGGGTGATCTCGACCGAGACCAGGGCGTCCTTCAGCGGGATGCCCGCCAGGACGCAGTCGCAACCGTTGATGTCGAACACCATGTCAGGCCTCGGCCTTTCTGGCGGCGTTGCGCGCTTTGGCGCGTGCGGAGATCTTGGCCTTGGTGGCCTCAGACATCGGGCCGTGCTTCACACCGCGCCGCACGGCGGACATCTTGGCTTTGGTCTCGTCTGAGACGATGCGGCGCCGATTCGCCTCCCCAATGAGCGCGCGCGTCTTCGCTGAATGCTCGTGACCCTTGTGAGCCGAACTCATCCTGGCGCGCGTCTCCCCCGATGCCGCTCGGCGACGTCTCCCCTCAGCCCAGGCCCGCGCGTTGGCTAGGCTCACCTTCGCTCGCGTTTCCGCAGTGCGCTCATGGTCACCAGGGGGCCCACTGCACGCGTTGTACGCCGGATCGCGAGCAGCAATGGCCTGGCGTTCCGCCTCGCGCGCGGCAGTCAGCGTCGGCAACAACTCGAGGACCTTGAACTCGAACGCCTCCACACCATGCTCACGCAGCGCGCGTGCGATGGGCATTCGCGTGTTGAAGTCGCGCTCGTCGAGCTCCCGCCTGGACGCGGAGATATGCGCTGCCCAACGGACCTCGACCTTTTGGCTCGTCGCGCCAATGTATTCGCGACCCGTCTCGCGGTGCGTGATGGAGTAGAGTGCAGCCCCGTTCACAGCTTCAGCACCCCAGCGATGTCGAGCGAGTCGATGGCGCCGGTGAGCGTCGCCGTGAACTCGACGGTGCGGTAGCGCCGCGCGGCCTTGTCGACGGACGAGGCCTGCGCCGGATCGGGCATGGTCACCGCCCAGCCGGGCTCGATGAGTCCGGGTACGCCGATGGGGCCTTCGGCCGCCGTGAGCGAAGCGCGCACCGCGGCCTCGAACATCGAGGCGCCCGTCTTGTTGAACGGCACCTTCTCGGCGTTGAGCAGCACCTGGTAGGCGCGCGTCTCGAGGTCGGCGACGAGCGCATCGACCCCGTGTTGCACGTCGAAGTAGCGGCCACTCGCCGCGAAGCCGTCCCAGGTGTGCGCGACGTTGCGATCGGTCGTGTAGGTGATCGCCCGCTTGCCGCGAGCGGAGGAGTGCGCCGCTGCGGTGAACACATCCGCGCTCACGCCGGCGAGCGTCTGCATCGCCCAGTTGGAGGAGCCGGGAGTCTGACCCAGCTGGCGGCCGAGGAGGGCTGCCGCCAGCTGGCTCGTCATGTAGCGCGACACACAGACGGCAGAGCGGTTATAGCCCGCGGTCTTCAAGTCGCTCGCGACGTCGGTGGTCGTGCCCACGACCAGGATGCCGTCGTCGGCGCTCTGGAACAAGCCGAGCATCTCGTTCGACTCGACGAACGCCGCCGCGAGATCGATCTCCGTCTCGGCGTAGGAGTCGAGGAGGAGGCCGTAGACCTTGTCGCCGAGCGCGGCCTTGGCCACGGCGAGCTGCGCCGCGATGCTGCCGTCGACGCCGACTTCCTTGAGCTTGATCTCGCGGCCGTAGCCGTTGAGCTGGACGAACTGCCCGGCCGCGTCGGGGATGAGCGTGAGCTTCGTCGCCGTCGAGTTGTCGGGGGTCGTCGTGATGCCGGCGAGCCCTGCGGCGGAAGCGTCGATGAGAGCCTCGATGCCGTCGATGATGGCGTCGACGGTGTTGGTGACCACCGCGAAGCTAATCGAACTCGTGACGCCCTTGTAGGAGATGTCGAAGGCGATGACGAAGCCGACGCTCGTGACGGTGATGTCCGGCACGAACTCGAGCGCCTGGGTGAAGTTCGTGGTGCGGCCGAAGATGTAGGCCTGCCCGGCGCCGCCCGTCTGGGCGCTCATCGCGGCCATCATCTGATAGGCGCGCGACCAGACGAGGAAGCCGTCCGTGAGCATCTGCTTCAGACCGGCGGGGCTCACCTGGTACAGGCGCGCGAGCCCCGCGTAGGGGCACTTCGCCATGAGGAGCGGCGTGTCGAATTCGACGGCCTTCGGCGCCGAGTCCTGGACGTCGATGACGACGTTGACGATGTCTCGGATGTCGGACATGGCTCAGGTCGCCGCCGCGTACGGAGTGCGCATCGCCGCCGATCGTACGGGGCAGGGACGAGCGCGACCACGAGCGATTAGCTTGACGGCCTCGGGCTCACGTGAACGCCAAACCGGGCAGGGGCGTGACGGTGCGGGTACGGAAGTAGAACTCGTCGACGTCGACCTGCTTCAGGCGCCCCTGTGCTGTTGACGCCTTGCGTAGCTTCAACTGGGGGTTCAGCACCGCAGTGGGCACGTTGGTGTTAGACGTGCCGATGCTCGTCGCGTTCACGAAGAACTCCCAAGTGCCGGACGTGTTGACACCCTCGAGGACGTACCAAACGTCCTGCGTGACGTCGCCCAGGCCGCTGGCGGTCACGGTGGTGCTCGTGCCGCCCGAGCGCGTGATGGCCTGCCATTTGGCGCTCGCGCCGCTGAACATGAAGAAGATGCCGTTAGCGCCCAGGTTGTCCGCGGCCGCCGGCGCCGAGCCGGAATCGACGCCAAAGCCGAGGATGACGCTCTGATTGGCCATCTCGGTGTTGCTCGGTGCGATGCGCACGACGAGCCGAAACCGGGCGATGTTGCTCGGGTGGACCTGGAAGCGCGAGACCGCCGAGTCACCGAGGTAGGTGATCACGTTGACGGCGGCGGTGGTCGTGCCGATGCGCACTCGCCAGATCCCAGGGTGGTCGACTTCCGAGGTGCCGTCGCTCGACTCGTCGCCAACGATGTTGGTCTTGCTCCAGCCCTCCGAGCCAATGACGCTGGCGAGCGTCGCGGCGCCTCCCGGGTTGTAGCCGCCGCCGATGAAGTGCTCCCGAAAGTCGTACTGATCGACGGCGGAGTTGGGGCCCGTTGGACCCGTACCCCCTGTCCCACCGGCAGCGTCCGCGGGACCGGTGGCGCCCGCATCCGCAACCGTCAGCGTCGAATCGGCGAGCGAGGCGTCGAGCGTCGCGCTTTCAATCGGGATATCACGGATGGTCGAGGGAGCCAGCGACAAGGTGCCGCGAACGTCATAGTCAGGCAGGCTGACCGTCCGCAGCAGAAGGTCGCGCACGGTCGCGGTGACGCGTCCGGTTCCCGTCAGCGACGATTTCAACCGGGGATCCATGAACGGCACCGCCGGGTCGATGGTGTCGAACCTCCCGTCGAACGATGCGTTCAGCGTCCCGCCGTCGAGACCGATCGAGACGTCCGCGTCCGACAGCGTGCCGCTGAACAGTTCCGCCCGTGTCAGGCGTCCCCCTCCAGTCAGCGTCAGTGTTCGATCGGTGCCGGTTCCCGTCACCTGAAAGTGTCCTGACACGGTGCCGGCATAGCGTGGTTCCTGCAGCCATCCGACGCCGAGGCCTTCGCCGAAGACCCGGAGGTTCACATTGTCGATGTCGCCGTCACCCGTGAAGTGCAGCGGCTTCTGCAGAGTGTCGATCGACCCGATAGTTCCGGCGCCGACGGTGGCGCCGAGGAACTGCGACGGGGCGAAGGTGGCGCCGCCGATGATGTAGGGATCGCTGAAGCGTCCGGAGATGTCGTAGTCGAAGGT